ACCACCAGCAGCTCCACCACCACCACCAGCTACTGATAAATAACTAATAGTTACAATATTTGCAATAGGAATTAATGATCCTGAAGCAGTAAATGTATGAATTTGATTACCACCTGAAGTAGTAACTGTGCCACCTGCAAATAAAGCTGTAGCAGATGTATAAGATATAATGACTACGCCTGATCCACCAGCACCACCACCACCAGAAATAACATTCGTAGCACCACCACATCCACCACCGCCACCGCCACTATTGGCTGTACCGGCTATACCAACAGGAACTGTAGAGCTATATCCACCATTTCCACCACCGCCAGCACCACCTACACCAGCACCACCTGATCCGTATGCTCCACCTGCACCACCACCACCGCCACCACCGTAATTAACAGCAGAACCAGAAATAGAAGATGAAACACCTGCACCGCCAGCACCACCTGATGTTGATACGACTGCATTTGTACCATTAGCATTTGATCCTGCACCACCGCCACCTACACGAGTATCTGTTCCAGGACTACTTCCTGCTGTACCACCACCTGTACCACCTGTATAAGATGTTGTTGTGCCTGATATTTTTTTAGATGAAGCTCCACCTGTTTGAACTAATACTCCAGCTCCACCTGACGCTGTTTCACCAATAACAGAAATACTTGAAGAACTACCACTATTATCAGCAGCACCACCAGCACCTACCGTAACAGAATAAGTGGTTACTGTAGAAAATGTATATGATGCTGTAATTACTGGGCCACCACCACCTGCACCACCACCTGATCCGCCTGAAAAGCTACTACCACCACCGCCACCAGCTACAATAAGATAAGAGCCAGATACATTTGTAGATTTAAACGATAAAGCACCATAACCTCTTGCTGCTTGAACCGCTATGCGTGACAATAGTGACATAATTAATTGTTACTTAAATTGTGTTTGTGATGCAAATACTGTGAAAGCTGCTGATCCTGTTTTAACAATAGTATATGAATAAGCATCTATACCTGAAGCGTTACCTGCTGTCCATGCTGTACCACCTTGATATTTAGGTGTAACAGAATTTCCGTCAATAGTAACTGCATTGTTATAGTAAGCTGTTGTGCCTTGAGTTACTAAAAATACTACTGTAACTGCTTGACCTGTTGCCATAGCTGTATTTAAAGATGTTCCACTTGATGCTCTAAAGTTTACAGTCCAATTGGCTGACGCATTAGATGTATAGTAAATAACTGATTGTGTAGTTACATCATAGTTAATAGTACCTGTTGCGGCTGTTGCAGCAATAGTTGTTGTTTCTGCTGCGTTTGCAAATACTGCTGCTAATACACTTGATGATCCATTAAATGTTTGAGCTGCTGTAAATGTTGTAGCTGTTCCTGGTGCTACATAATCTGTACCTGCTGTTGCTGCACTAATTGCAGTTGCGTTACCTTTTAACACACCTGTAATAGATGTTGAAATAGTAATAGCTGGAGTAGTTGTAGCTGTAGCTACTGTACCTGCAAATCCATTAGCTGATACTACTGATGCTGATGTTACCGTACCCGATCCTTTACCATTAAAGGTATTCCAATCAGTAGATGTTAAATATCCGTTAGCTGAAGTGCTAGCGGCAGCCATACTAATTGCTGGTGTTGCGCCACCACTAGAAACAACTGGAGCTGTACCTGTAACACTTGTCACAGTACCTGATCCTTTGTTATTAAACGTAGTCCAATCAGCAGCAGATAAAGCACCTCTATTTGTCGCTGAAGCAGTAGGTACTTGTAAAGTAATAACTGGTGTAGTTGTTCCTGTAGCTACTGTTGAGCTTAAATCTGTTCCTGTTGTGCCTAATGTTAAAGCTGCAACGCTTGTAACTGTTCCTGAACCCTTACCATTAAAAGTGTTCCAATCTGTGCTTGTAAGATAACCAGATGCACTTGTAGTAGCTGCTGGAATAGCAATAGTAGGAGTAGCACCGCCTGTAGAAGTAACAGGGCTTGTAGCTGATACAGAAGTAACTGTACCAGAACCTTTGCTATTAAATGTTGTCCAGTCTGTAGATGTTAAATAACCATTAACTGTACTAGATGCTGCGGCCATAGAAATAGCCGGTGTTGCACCACCTGATGATACTACCGGTGCTGTACCTGTTACGCTTGTAACTGTACCGCCTGATCCTGTTGCTGATAATGTACCACCAGCAAATGAAACGCCTGTACCTATGGTTACACTACTAAAACCACCAGAACCATTGCCATATAAAATAGCTGATCCTGATGTAGCTGGAGCATAGTCTGTACCACTTGTTGCGGTAGACACTACACCTGATGTTAATTTAGCTAATCCGCTTAAAGATGTTGCTAATGTTGTTGTACCTGTAACAAGTAATGCACCTGCAAAGGTAGCACTTTTATCTTGATCTATTGTAACCGCTGTAGCTTGTGTTGTTGTTGTATTAGGTGTAACTTTAATTAAAGTCTTAGTACCTCTAGCTGTAGCACCCCATGCTTCTGTAGCAACACCTTCAAAAGATGCTTGTGCATATCCGTCTGAAGAAGTTGTACCATAGCCTGCAAGTTCAAACTTACCTAAGCTATCGCCACTTTGTGGAGCTTGTGGAGCTGCAAAAGTTCCTCTAAATTTAGTAACACGAATAGCAGAACTATTAGCGTCAGTAGAATATCCACGCATTGCAATACGAGAAGTAGATCCGTTGTCACCAAATGCTCTAAATTTAATAGTAGGTACACTTGTTGTATTGATACCAAGACTAGAAATATTAGTGAGTGACTTAGCATTTAAGTCTACTGCTGCTGTAGCACCTGTATATGGTACATACGTTCCTGATAATGATGGAATGTCATTAGCAACTAAAGCTCTAAATGTTGGAGTACCTGCTGTACCGTCTGGAGCAGCATAAACATAATTAGCTGTTTGGCTTCCAAAAGCATTTTGCTTACCGTTAAATGTATTCCAATCTGTGCTAGTTAAGTATCCATTGACAGATGTTGTAGCTGCTGCCATAGATATAACTGGAGTAGTTGTACCTGTAGCGACCGATACTGGAGCTGTGCCTGTTACAGAAGTAACTGTACCTGAGCCACTTGATGCAATCCATGATGTATCTGTACCGTTAGTGCTTAATACTTTACCTGATTGACTTGTTTGGCTAGGTAATAAAGCATTAATAGCTGCATTAGCTGTAGTTTGACCAGTACCGCCATTAGCAATAGCAATTGTACCTGATACTGTATGATCGTTATTCCAATCAGAAGGCAATACAATGTTGGCTAGTAGTGTGCCAGGCGGAAAGTTACCAGCAGCAATCTGTGCATCTAAATCAGCTTGTGTCCAATCCGCTATACTGTCCGTCTTGGCATGTTTAATGGTTATTGCCATTATTTAACCCCTATAATCTTACCATTTGCATCACGAACAATTGTCTTAGGTCTAGTCATGTGTTCAACAAGTGCTTGATGTGCCATTTCTTGTTTCATAGCCAATTCTTGATTGTGCATTTGGTTAGCTTGGATTAGTTCTGCCACGTTTGTATTAACTGCATGCAATACACCAGAGATTTCGTCTGTAAGATGTAAGTTACCATCTATACCAACGTCTACTAATGGATCAGCTAAAGGATTAGCTTGCATGTATTGTTGTTTGAGTGTTGTCTTAGCTTGAAGTTCAGCAACAAGTATTTTAGTTTCATTATCTAGCTTAGTTTTCCAAGCGTCAAACTCTAATCTTTGTTTTTCTAGGGCTTGATCTAGCTCTGCTTTGTGCTGACGTTCTTTCATGTCGTTTTGTGCTTGAGCTTCTTGTTTTTGAGCTTCTAATTGTATCTCATGTTCACGCATTTGTGTTTCATTTTGTAGTTCAGCTTGTCTAGCTTGTGCTTCCATCTGAATCTTAATCATTGCTGGATCTTGCTTAGGCTGTTTAGGTTGTTTAGCTTGTTCTTTAATAGCATCTGCCACGTTATCAAACTCACCTTCTATTACTCGACCAATTCTATAGCCTGTAACACCAAACTTGAGCAAGTCCATGATAAGTGGTACTGCTTCTGGTGGCATAGCTTGAGCAGCTTGTACAGCTTTCTCTAAGTATGTACCTACAGCACCTAAGAACTCTACACGATCAGCCTTTTCTTGCTGTTCATCTTGGTAAAGCATGGAGTCTGTAGCGACTTCTATACGGAATGTACGCATAGGATTGTCTTTTAGCATAGCAATAGCTTGTGGTACTAAAGCTTGATCTGTTGGGCTTAACTGTTCAACGCCACCAATCTTCATTAGTGTTTCTGGTTGGAATTGTCCGCAGATAATTTGTGCTTTAATTTTAAGGATACGTGAAGCATAGCAAGCTACAGCATCTTGGTATTCTTTTAATCGCAGTGATGCAAATTGGCTCTTGATCTGAGCTGATGTTGCAGTCTCTATAACATTAGATTGACCACGAATAATGTCAGATATACCAGTAATATCGTAGATTTCTTGCTTAAGCTGAGCCATAGCTTCATAAGCATTCTTGAGAGCCATAGCAATAGGTGTAATATCAACAATATCAATCGCACCTCTAAGACCTTGCTTTTCAGAGAAAGCAGGCCAGTTCTTAACTGGGATAAGTGTATTGTTTTCACCTTCGGTAAATAAGCGTTGCAATGTTGGTTCTGATGCGTCATATACACCACGAACTTTTAATGCGTCTATGAGTCCAGAAATGCGTGTAGAAAGTACATCTAAAGCATTAGCTTGGTCTTGATATAGTGTGAAATCTGGGATTGGTACTAATGATTCGTTAGTGATTGTTGAATAGAGTGGTTTAGGGCATGGGAAAAATTCTTCTAGCTCTAAAGGATCAGCTCTTTCATCTAGGATTTCATTAAGTGATTTAGAGATCCATAAAACCTTTTTAGTTTCACGATCCCATAGCTCAATGACTAGGCCTTTTTTACCTATACCATCTGAGTCTTTATATTTTTGGTCATCAGGTGATGAATCTAATGGTACTTTGTTACCTAATTCTTCACCGAATCGTTCTGTTAAAGCTTGGCGTGTCATATAAACTTTACGCCATACTCTGTTTACTTCATCCCATGTTCTAGCTGGCTCATGTCCAAAGTCTTTCCAATGTACATAATCTACTGGAGCTGCTTCTGAATCTAGGTATTCTGCTGCTTCTTCTGATTCTTCATCTTGTTCTGATACTGCATAGTCTTGTGACTCAATCTTAGGCTCATAACGAACCCATGCTGTACCACGACCACCTAAGAATCTGTCATATACTGACGCTTCTAAACAATGCTTTAAGTCCTCATAATGAGTAATCTCAAAGTCCATTGCTCTTTCTAAGATCATAGATGCTACTCTACCTACTGGATCATTGTCTTTGAATCTGCGTGACACATCCGGTTTAGGCATGCGTGAAAAGGTAGCAGCTTTTAGAGTCTGTACGTTAGCCCATAGCATGTTATAACGTGATTGCATGGAATTAACTTGGCGTTCATCCCTGTATCTGCGCAATATCTTATCTGTGCGGCCAGACCATTTAGCAAACTCTTTGTCATACTGCGTAACAGTATTGAGATATAACTCGACTTTAGTCATGCTTATGCAAAGACCACAGTTGCTGATAATGTGCCAGTAACAACAATATAGATACCAGCAGTTGTACTAATTGGCATTGGATACCATGTACCTAATACGCCAGTAAATGTGTCGATCACTTTAGCTGTAGTTGTTGTAGTAGCACTATCATAAATAGTAATTGTGCCTGCTGTTGATGCTGATACAAATATGCCTAGTAAACTAGCACCAAATGGTGATACGTTACCTGTAGCTGTTAATAGTTTATATCCACCTACGTTTTGTACTGTGCCTGCCATGTTATATCCTTTTACCTTGTGTTTTAGGGGCTGATTCCCATAATTCGTTTAATGTTACTTGTGTTTTGCCTACATGTAATCCTCTAGGCTTATCGTCTTTCTTCTCTATCTTAGCTTCTTCTTGCCAACATACAGCAAGGTAACGCCAGGCATCACTAGCATGTGATGTCCAATCGTGTTTAGGTTTATCTTTGAATATCTTGCGATCCTCATCCCACTCACGTTGATATTGCTTTAGAGCTTCTATACCGTCTGCACAGTTTTCTTTATCAATCCATACTCTCGGAAACATAAGTCTTGCAGCTTGTATACCATCCATGATAGATAGGTTAGTAGTGATACGCATGTTCTTCCACTCAAAGTGAGAAGCTAACTGTTCTACAATAGATTTACCACCGGATGCTAGAGTCTTAGCTTTAGCGTCATGCGGTAGATAATGTAATCCAAACTTATAAGGTTTGGTAAGCACTTGCGCAGCATAGTGAGCTATTTCCTTACCACTTGAAGCATAATAGTCAATGACATGGACTTCCCCATGAATGACCTGATAGAACCATATAGCAGTATCATCACTATATCCTAGATCCCATACTGTGTGTACAGGGACTTCTTTATCATACTTAACTTCTGTGATTCTGTTTTCTTGTTCGGCTTGGTATAATTCTCTACCCCATATTGCACCAGGTATAGCAGCATCAAAATCACATTCCATCTCTTGACGCCAAGCATCTTCGGTCATTTCTCTTTTTAGGGAGTCATACTCGCTAGGCAGAAGTATATTACTTTCTGATGCTGTGATCTTGAGTGCCAACCATTCGCTACTTGATGTAGCCCTGTTATACACTTCCCAGAATTGATTGCGACCTTTAGGTGTGCCAATAATAATAGCTTTACCTTGTCTATCGGCCAATGCAGGACGTATAACGTAATTCCAAACTGACGGTTTCCAGTCACCATATTCATCAGCGACTAACAGATCAAAGAATAGTCCACGAAGGCTATCAGCATTGTCTGCACCGAATAATTGTATTCTTGCACCATTAGCGAAATCTATACGCATTTCAGATTCGTTTATGGTAGTACCTTGTATTGATCTTGAGAAGTATTTAAAGTAATCCCAACTGACTGACTTAGCTTGACGGTAGAAAGGTGCTAAGTAAGCTCCTCTAAAGTCTGTACGCTGTGTAATGAGTGCTTCTCTTATGAGATGATTAACACAAGCTACTGTCTTACCAGCTCTACGGTGAGCAACTACTACAGCCCATCTTTTGTTTGTATCGTGTAATGGGTTGAAGGCTTCTCGTGGAGTGTATGGTATTACTACTTCTTCCATGTGTAAGTGACTTCACCACTATGTTCTGTGTTCTGGTCTATTTGTTGTGTGGCCTTACCTTCTAATCTATCACCAATCTCTTTGAGTGCTGATATGTCACCTGCCATAGCTTTATCTACTAAGGCATGAGCTAATAAGTTTATGTTCTCACCTTGAGTAATAGCTTTTCTTACTGCGTCTGTCCATATCTTAGCTTTAGCAGCGTTAGTATTGCCTTTAGGTGCGCCACCCTTATTTATATTTAATTCAACTTCTAAGTCTTTGTTTTCATTCATTACTAATAACTAGGGTAGCCCAGTTCCTCGTGATTATTATTTATATGTTGTAAGTGCTTTAGCCATCTTCTTAGGATCAGCTTGTGAATCTTTAAAGTCTTGCTTTGTTGGTGCGCCTTTAGTTCCAGGTTTACGCATGTGTTCACCTGATCCAGCTTTAATTCTATCTTGTTTAGCGTGGATATTAGCCCATAAGCCAGGTTTGTTATCTGTCATCATATATCCTTACTTTAAGTTTTCTAGCTTGTAGATTGCTGTTAAGAATACTGCTACGATTTCGTCTATTTTGTTTTGCAATGCTGTATCGTCTTTGCTATATGCTTTATAACGATTAGTTTCTATGTATTGTAGTTTGTCAGCTATACAGTATAAAGGTTCTTTGTATGATTTCTTCTCTGTAAGTATAGGTATATCTAATAAGCCATGTGCGCCCTGTGTAATTTCTGCTAGATCATCTGTTAAGTCTAATAGATTTTCGTAGAAGTTTTGTAGAGCTTTATGCTGTGAATAGCTTTTAGTAGATAAGTGGTATCTATGTGCTAGTTCTCTAGCTAAGAATAGTGTGGCTATAAATTCATTCATATTAAGATACCTGTGTGTTTTGTGGCATTGGTTTGGCTAATCCTACACCAAATCTGTTTTGACCTTGTGATTGTCCCATACCCATAGGGCCTTGTGCTTGTGGTAATTGTGGAGCTTGGTTCATGTTAGGTATTGGTGGTTGCATGTTAAATGATGCGTTTGATTGTGGCATCTGCATGTTACTCATCTGTGGAGTAGGATTACCATATTGTCTTGGTGCTAACATATCCGGTTGCGCTTGTGGCATGCTTTGTGGCATACCTTGCATAGGCTGTCTAGGCTGCATAGGTGGCTTAGGCATGTTTTGCATAGCATTGCCTAACATAACATTGCGTGGTTGTGGCATTGTTTGTGTTGGCTGCATTGTTTGGAAGTTATTTTCTGGTGAACCGATCATATTATTTACTCATTAGGGCTTGCGCTAGTTTATGGGGATCTTTCTTTACGCCTTCGTTAGCTAGTTTCTTAGCTGTAGCT